GCGAGAATGCGTCCGGAACCCACGTCCTTTGGGTGTACATCGAAGCCGTGGACGAGAATGGTGACACTGTGCTGCATGCTGGTGTCGATCTGGTAGAGAATGAGACCGCGGCGACTGCGGTGAACATGATCCAAGACCCAGGTCGGACGGTGATATTCGGTAACGAAACGGTCTCCAACGTACAGCTTGGATCGGCGCAAGTCGTTAACCGCGAGGGCATGACCCTCGCGGACGTTGGACCCATCGTGCAAAAAATGATGCTGCATCATGGGATTGGCGGCGGCGGTGGCGGCAGTGGGGCGGGCAATATTTTGAGAGAAGATGGCAGCGCATTGCTGCGTGAAGATGATAGTTCCATTGTAAGAGAAGGCTAAACTCCATGGCGGATACGAAAATTTCAGAAGAGACACCAGCGGCGGCGCTCACAGGCGCCGAGCTGATAGCGCTCGTTCAAGATAGCGGAAATGTTAGGTCGAATGTCGAGGATGTGGCGGCCTTTGGTAACAAGTTAAAACCTGTATACGTGGCAGGAAACTGGATTATTTTGAGCAGCGGCACTTTCACAAACGGCGTAAGCAGTGCAATGAGCGCAGACACTATATATTTCAGTCCGATCTCCATTGAACGCGCGATTTCAATAGAGGAGCTGGGCTTCCGAAAACGCGCAAATGTCGCTGGCGGGGCAGCTCAACTGGCTATTTACGCGAGCGATCCCACTACTCGACTGCCGACTGGAGATGCGCTGGCAAGCACGTCAGGCTTTAGTCTTGAAGGCGCAGCGAATTTTGATCAAACAGCGGCTTTAAGTGGAGGCGCAATTGCGCTCCAGCCCGGACTTTATTGGGCTGCAATGAACACGAGCGCTAGCGGGATCCAGTTCAACTACGTGTTTGGCTGTGACCTTATGAATCGTTACATCGGCGGCGCTAGCGCTTCCAACGTCCTTGGCGATAGCTATAATGGCCTCAGCGTGGCCGGGGGCTATGGCGTCTGGCCCGATCTCTCGGCCGCGAGCTTCTCTTTCGCCGCGCGAGCTAATTTTCTGCTGGCCGCGAAGGTGACAGCGCTGGCTTGATGGTGATTGCTTAGAGCAGAAATTGCTCAGGATAGCCGCCCGCTATATATCCTGATGGGCCAGATGCTCGATGACCGTATCGAGCAAGTCCTCGCGTTCCTGCGCTGTCAGGCCCAGCAGCTCGCGCTTTGCGTAGCGCACGGCCCGGCTTGAGCGGGCAGGGCGGTCGAATTTCCCTTCTTGGTGAACGCGCGCAACGCGAGCGACCTCTCCGGCAAAACCTGCCCAGGCTTCATGCGCATTTTGCCCGGCCTGCAGGATCCCGGAGCGACCAATGCGCTTGAACATAGCGCGCTGGCGCACGGTTGTGCGATTCCTGAGTTTTCCCGCCCCTTTATTCTCTTCGTCCGCCTCCGCCGGCAGGAAGCGGACGACCTTGTTCCACTCGAAGCTGCGCAGCCCACCCGCTTTGACATCATAGCCGGTGAAGAGCGGGCCTTCGCGCCGCCAACTCTTCATCAACACCAGTCGAGGTGGGCCAGAGCCGCCAGAAGGGTAGAGAAATTTCAGCGCATATTGACCGAGCTGTTCTTTCTTCGGCTTCTTGCGTGGTTCAAACCGCGTTCCATCCGGGTTGCGCTGCGAACGGATGCGCTTTTGCTGGCCCCGTCGCATTGTCGTGGCCACTTTGCGAAAAAGGCTGCGCCGTGCGCGTGGTTCCAGACTTTGTAGCATGCCGCCGACAAATTTTTCCAGCTCGTCAAGGTCTCCGGTCTCAGGCATGCGCCTTATTCGTCATCCGGGTAGCCCACCAGAAATTCACGCGCGGGGCCAGAGGGCGCATAAATCTGTTTGAGCAATGGTGTCGGGTCCAACCCGTCAAAAGGCTCTGTGCCAGCAATGGGCGGTTCGTCACGCAGGGTCATGGCGTAGCTGCCATCTTCCTGCTTCAGCACGTCAACAACTTCTGTGAGCGGCAAGAGTATTTCAACATCATGCGTGCCAAGATCGACCACATCAATATTGAACTGAACGGCGCTTGATGCTGCCTCATGATCAAGCAGCAGCTCCGGCTGATATTGGCGTAGCCAGAGCGTGACAGGCAGGAAGAGCTGCTCAGGCGCTCCGCGATATTCAAGATAGAACAAGCGCAGATCATAGCGATATTCCCAGCCCAAATTGGGGCCATGCCATGACACGATGCGCCCTTTTTCGATGTGCAGGCTCAAGGCTTCCGGGTTCCGCTTAAGCTCCGGCAGAGCATCGGTCAGGAATCCGCGCAGGATGTCATGTTTGCGCATTGCTCAGTCCCACAGCTTCACGATATCGCGTTGCTGGACAGAGGGCGTCACCGGTACGGGCAATATGACCTCCATGCCTTCGGGCAGCACAGCGCCGATGTCGGCCAGCTCGCGGTTCAGCTCCAGTGCCTGTTCTACAATGCCCGCCGTCTGGCCCAGCATGCGCCAGCACAGCCCGTCGAGCGTTTCGCCTTGCTCAGCAGTGGCAGCAAAGGTGCTCATCAGATCAGCTCCACAGTGGTGCGGCCAAGGCCCTTAATATCACGAATGGCATGCACTGCATTGCGCCGGTGATCGTCTGCGCGCATGTCCATCTCTGGTGCGCGGCTCTGGCCGGTTCCTGTTGCGGTAACGTCACGGTGCGTCTCAAGCAAATCAGCAGCGGCATAAGCATAGACAGCGCGGCGAAAGATCAACGCAAGGCGGTTTTCCCCACCAATCTGTACATCAGAAACAGAAACCAGCGTCGCATTACCGTCGGCCTCTCGTGATGCGCGCCATAGGCTAAGGTCACGGTCGACTGATATGACTGCGCCGAGCAGCGCATCGCTGACGCGGTCATCGGGTATCGCGGTGCCGCCGATGCGCATGGCGTTTCGAAAATCATTAATGTCAATATCCGGCCAGAACGGGCCACAGGAGAGCGTTTGACCGTCTGGGGTGGCGGGCGGTGCCGGGGAGGATGAAAATCCGCTCATATGTCCTCCTGCCTGAAATTACGAGGGGTGGGGATCGGGATCATTGGCGAGCGGGTAATCCCTGCCTTGATCCGTCACCGCCCCCCGGCGCGGGTGCGCGAGCTTTATTCGGTCTGTGGAAGCTCTTCAAAGACAAGAGATCGGGTGTCGGTGATATAAAATTCACGTTCAGCGTGAGCTGGCACAGTTTCGCTTTCAGTGTGGAGGACGCCTCTATCTTCTGTTTGGTATGCATCAGTAGTGCTGACACGAACCGGCCAATCATGCGTTTTCAATGTGACAGTCGTTGTCATTCCGATTTCTCCTGATCTAGCGCAGGCTTTTCCGCCTCGCTCTTTCTGAGCGCCGCCTCAAGCCGTTCAATTTCCTTTTTCACGCCGATATTCTTGTCGAGCTTCAGCGCGCGCTTCAGATACTCATGAGCCGCGCGGCGTGCGCTGACCCCGGCACCGGCCATAAAATCATCACTGCCAGCGTCATAGACATCGGCTGTCTTCTTCATGAGCAGGCCGAGCGCCTTATACAGCTTGGCTGTCACCTGGTCGGGCATGTCCTGATCGGCTGTCATTTCTTCAAGCCGCAACAATATGTCGCGCTCGAAGAGCTTTTCAGCATCGTCATGGGCCAGCGCGGCCTGTGCGATTTCTTCGGTCACGACAGTCGCTGCAGCGCGCTTGAAGCGTTCGGGCATGCGCAGGCCATGGCGCAGCACATGCTCCGCCATGTCCAGCGCCGCCTCATATTCGCCAATGTCGATATGCCAGAGCATCAATGTTGACAGAATTTCATCCTGCACCGCCTTGCCTGTTTCCTGTGCAGCAGCGAGGGTGGCCGAAATATGCGGATGATATTGCTCTACCATCGCACGTTTTGCCTCGATTTTCTTTTCGGTGGACTGGATTTCAGAAAGACGCTTCAAATCCTCGCCCAAAGCGGCGAGCAACAGCTCATATTCACTGGCTTCCGGCCCGTTGTCGGGGCGCTCCGGCGCAAGCCCCTCACGGCCCGCGCGTTCGACTGCAATCCGGGCGAGCTTCATCTGTCTGGTACGGCGGGCAGGGCTAAGCGTCATGGTCTCCAACCTTTTATGTTCATCGCTGGTCAGGCGTTTGGGGAGGCAGCGTGCGCCGCCTCCCCGGTGCGACCGTCATGGGCGGTGGTTATGCTGCTTTATATTCAACATTCTCGATCAGGCAGGCGAAGTCATAATCCTCAATCACATAGGCGTCGTTAGATGACTGATAGTCGACCACACGGTCATATTCCGGTTCATCCTTGACATGGCGGCGCCGCTTTCCTTCCTGTTCATAAACAGAGAGGTTGTCGTGCCGCGTGACAAAAATTGTACCCTGGGGCATATAAGGCGGCGTCTCTGCCGGGCGGCGACCAAGGCGTTTTGTCGACATAATCGTGTCGCGCGCCATCTGCTCTGTCGGGTCGATGGCCTGATTTATGAGCGGGAAATATTTATCATCAAGCAAGTCCCAGCTCACAAAGCAGGTCAGCCCGGTATCATTGCGCGCCCAGCTCGGCAGCATCGCATTGACCGCGTCATACACCAGAGCATCCAGCGTCGAATAATCACCTGCAGGGCCATAGGTGACCTTGCCTGCCTCTACGCCTCCGGCTACTTCATCGAGTACATGTGTAGACTTGTCAGTGCGCAAATTCTGCAACCATCCGAGATTGACGTCTTCCAGATTAGGATTGGCCACAAGGTCGCTGTCCGCTGCCCAACTCGTTCCATTGAAGCCGATCATGATAGTATCGAGCGCCTGACGCTGAACAATATGGTTCTGAATGCGCAGCTCAAAGTCCTTGAACTTCGCCCACATATCCAGCTTGTCATAGTCCAGCTTCGTGTCCTGATTGTTTTTCCGGCAGCGATAGCCGAACTCATCAAGGCCGGTCGGGTCTTTGGGTTCACGGCGGGCGTCGGGCTGGCTCGTGTCGGTGTTGGATGTGATTGGCGAGCCGATGCCAAGGCCAACCTTTTTCGCTTCCATTTCCGGCACGGTGATGAAGTTGACTTTGTTAAGAAACTCCTGCGACTCGTGTTTTCGGTCTACAAGCCTTTGCTGAACGGTCGGGTCAACATTGAAGCGTGTAGCGACAGTGCCTACCATGTTCATCTCCGCGATATTCTCGCAGAAGGCGTTGAAGAGTTCGCGGGTTTCGTTACGCATTTTAGGCTCCGGTGGTCAAAAGGGCGAGCGAGATGTTTTTATGGCGCTGTCAGCAGTCAGCGCGCGCGCGGTCGTCTGCACCAGCGCTTGGTCCACGGCGGGAGTATGACCGCGCCGGAGCAGCTTCGAGATCGTCTTTCAATGACTTGATCTCGGTGCGAAAGCCCGCCAGCGCTGTGCTGGTCGCATCGCTGTGCGCCTTGAAGGCTGCGCCCAGCTTTTCGGTGAATTCAACCATCATCGCGGCGAAAGAGGTCATGTCTGCGCTGGCTTGCGCCGGTTTTTCCTCCGGCTTCGGCGCTGGATCTTCCTGCTTGGGAGCGGAAAGGCCCGTAAAGAAGGTTTTCAGGCCCGAAATAAAGCTGGTGACTTCGGCGTCGGCATCATTTGCAGCACCGTCTTCTGCAAATTCGAGCGTAATTTCTTCAGTATATAGGATATTGTCCTTGCGTTTTGCATCGCGCGAAAACTCCAGCAGCTCAGTGCCAAGCGATGCCGGGCTGTCTGTCAGCGCTACCCCATAAAGATACGCTTTGTTGGTTCCGGCAAAATTGGGAACGATTTCTATGCTGGAAAAGAGCTTCTGACCGGCCTTGTTGATTTCCTTGGCTTGGTCGTTGACATCGAAAGATGCAAACAGCGCGAGGCGCTTCTCTGTCTTTCCGCCAATGCTCAGCTCGATTTTTTCAGCTTTCACCGCAGCGACCGAGCCATAGCTGTTGAAGGGCTTGTCAGGAGAATATCCGCGCAGATGCTCGCAGTTGATCCGGGCCGTGTAGGTTTGAGTGTTGTAGGTGTCAGCCATTTGCTGGATCATGTCACCATCAATGGTTCGGCCATCGACCGTAGCCCCCTCAACAGCGACACGAAAAAATTTTGTCTTGGGCATAGCGCGCGGCTCCTGAAACTGATCTGTCAAGCGTGTTGCTGTCATTCGCGCGGCAGAAGCGCCTTTGAGCAATGATATAGAGTTGTTTTGCATCGCAAAACAAGCCGAGGGCCGCGTCCATAATCAAGGCTAAGACCAGTATCTCCGGCCATGACCGCGCCCGTTCCACCTGCCATCCCTTACGACACCAAAAGAATAGCTCGTGGCTATTATTGGCGCGGTTGGGGCGTGACGGAGATCGCGCAGGAACTGAACCTCAATCGCTCTACCGTTCAAAGTTGGAAAGACCGCGATGGCTGGGATGATGATCCGATTATCCGGCGCGTCGAAGACGCCTGCGAAATGCGGCTCAACCAGCTTATTTTCAAGGAAAAGAAGAGCGGAACGGATTTCAAGGAAATCGACCTCCTCGGGCGGCAGATCGAGCGCATGGCGCGCGTCCGCCGCTACGAGGCGGAAGGCGGGCATGAAGGCGATCTCAACCCCAAGGTCGCCAATCGGAACAAGGGCGAGAAAAAGCGCAAGCCGAAAAATCTGATTACGCATGAAGAATATCTGCAGCTCAAAGAGGCGTTTCTCTCAAACCTCTATGAGCATCAGGAAACTTGGTGGCGCAATGTGTCATTGCGCACCCGCATGCTGCTCAAGTCACGCCAAATCGGCGCGACCTTCTATTTCGCGCGCGAGGCATTCATCCGCGCCTTGGAGAGCGGCAACAATCAGATTTTCATATCCGCAAGCCGTTCTCAGGCCAATATCTTCCGCCAATATATCATCGAATTCGTCTTTGAGGTGCTGGGAAAGCAGCTTTCCGGCGATCCCATGGTGGTGCACCGGACGGATAAGGACGGCGAAACCCTTCCACCGGCTACATTCTATTTTCTCGGCACCAATTATCGCACGGCCCAAGGCTATCATGGCGATGTCTATATTGACGAATGCTTTTGGATTTATGGCTTTGACCAGATCAACAAGGTCGCCTCGGCCATCGCCACCCAAAAGGGCTATCATAAAACCTATTTCTCCACGCCATCGACGATCAACCATGAAGCGTATCCCATGTGGTCCGGCGAGCGCTTCAACAAGCGCCGTGCCAAGCAGGACCGCGTTCAGATCGACATCGGCGACAAGGCGCTGAAAGATGGCGCGCTAGGCGCGGACGGCATATGGCGGCAGATTGTCACGCTCGATGACGCGATTGCGCTGGGCTATGATCTGATTGATCGCGATGAGGTTCTTCTCGAATATTCGGTCGATGAATTCGACAATCTCTATCTCTGCCAGTTTGTCGACGACAGCCAGTCCAGCTTTCCCCTTTCGCTCGTCCGCCCGTGCATGGTCGATAGCTGGGATGTCTGGAAAGACGTCATGCCCTATTCGCTGCGCCCCTTTGGCGATGGCGAGGTGTGGATCGGTTATGATCCGGCAGAAAGTGAAGATGGCGACACGGCAAGCTGCGTTGTTGTCGCGCCGCCGCAGGGTAAAAATGGAAAATTCCGGGTGCTCGAAAAGCTGCAATGGCGCGGCAAGGACTTCGAGGCGCAGGCAGCGGAAATCAAGCGGCTCACCAAAAAATATCGTGTCGCGGAAATCGCGATCGATGCCAATGGCATGGGTGCCGCTGTGCATCAGCTCGTGGTCAAATTCTTCCCGCGCGCGCGGCGCATGGACTATACGCCTCTCGGCAAAAGCTTGATGGTCTTGAAGGCCAAAAACGTCTTTTCCAACCGGCGCATCGAGTTTGACAGCGGATGGACCGACCTTGCCCGCGCGCTCATGTCTATTCACCCAAAGCTGACCAAGAACCAGCAGCAAATCACCTATGTCGCGCGCCGCTCCGCT